ACAGTGACCTAAGCAAATGGTTTTGAATGAAATGTAGTATAAAATTTTACAGATTGTTTTCATAATTTATTATTTGATATTGTCAAAAATAAAATAAAGTTCAAAAGATTATATTTATTTTGTCTTTGTTTTTTAACATTTGATTGTTTATTTTTTCTTTTTAAACAACTTTACTAGAGAAATTGATATGGCCAATATTATGGAAATAGTAAGCAAAACTTCATTAACTTGTGCTAAACTTAATCCAACAGCTCCTCCATTTGCAACTGTTAATTCTAAAACATCCTTTGTTTTTTCGTTCATTTTTAATTTTGTGTTAATGTAACTTTACCTCCATATATTCTGTTGGAAGTAGCTGTTACTTTTACTAATATTAATAAATAATTTGTTGTAGTTGCCGCTGTTGCTGTTATACTAATTGGGCTTCCGTTTGTTGTTCCTGTTCCTATTGCTGAACCTATTCCGTTTGACGCCACACTAGCTTCATAAACTTCAACAACTTTTCCACTGGCTGATCCCCATATTGTAACCTCTGTTGCTGTAGTTCCGCTAGGAATGTTTACTGTTGCAATCATTTCTTGTCCAGCATCTCCAACAGTCAGACCTGTATTTACTCCATCTTTAAATTCTAAAGCCTCATTTGAACCATCATCATTAATCATGAAATCTCTTGGAAGCACCTTTACAAAATTTGTATCAACTCCCACAATAGAATAAATTCCTCCTTTAAAACTATATTTTCCAATTGAATCAGATGTTACTGGCATGCCAGCAATTGTTCCCTCTGTTTTCCTTTGGTATTGTTCAAATAAATTTTCATTGTCTATTCCAACAACTGCTCCCTCCCTTATATCATTAGTTATTGTTTTGGAAACTACTGTTATTGTAGTATCAGTAGCCCCAACATTAGAAGCAACAGTAAATGAAACTCTTTGTTGAGATTTGTTATCTGTTACGTAAATAATATCATTAGTAAAAATAATAGTATCTCCAACGGGAGTTATGTTTAAAGTTGTAACAGCTCCAGCAGTAATTCTAGATGAGATTTGACTAGCTCCCCAAGGCACAACCATTTGTTGACTCCCCTGACCTAGTAAAGATCCTTGATTCCCCCCTCCAGTAATATTCCCAGAACTTAATCCGTAATTTTCTTCTGTATTTCGTGTTATTGAAATCCCAGAGTTGTAGGTCTGTTGAAACCAAACTCCATTCCATTCATCTCTCAATGTTGAAAATGTTCCACTTAGAAAAACGTATTTTTGAGAATTTACATCTTTCAATCTTCCAATAGGATTGACCATTTTAAGTTTTCCTGAATCTTCTTTGTCTGTTTCACTTAATGCAGAAGAAACATTCATTCTATAAGATGCGGCATCTTGGGATTTCATTATTTCATTTGCTAATAAAACAGTAAAATTTGTTGTTCCAGTTATTATCCCTTTTCCCCATTTTCCAGCCGCATTAGCTTTAACAAAAGCCGATCCATTCCAAACCCTTAAAGCTGAGGGATTGTCAATCAAAGGGCTATCTCCCCAATATAGTCCAGTAATGTCTCTACTATAAGAATCTGAGGCCGCTGTTATAAATTCACTCAAAGTTGAGTTGGCTCCAATAGCTCCTCCAGTTACTTGAGCAAATAATCCCATGAAATCATTGTTAGAATCATAAACATCAGAATAATCAAAAGTAGTGTTAGTTGTCCCAGCCCTATAAACCCCCCAGTTTCCATTAGAAGGGCTGCTTAATTTTCCATGATAATTTACTATGGTTGCCGCTCCTTGAGTATAAGTAAAAAACTCAAACTCCCAATCTCCCGTAAATGCGGCATCTGTTGGAATAACTCCATTAGTATAACCAGTTGAATCCCAAATAATTCTTTGACTTGTTCCAATGTCTATATTTGTAACATTTGCATTAATCATATCATCTGGCACATTATTTGAACCTGTTGGAGCAGTATAAGCCACCCATGATAAAGTTGAACCTGATTCAGTTAGCATTTTAGTATATGGAGTTGTTCCCGCTTCTCTTGCTCTTATGCTAAAACAAAGTTTCATGTCTAATGTTCTTGGGAATGAACCCCCGCCTAAAGTTAATTCACTGGATATATTGGAAAAGTTTAATGGAATCTGACAAAACCAACCGCTATTATCAGCAGCGTCGGTGTAGGTGCTGATTTCTGACGAAGCTATTAAATCTCCTGTATTTGTTGTTTGGTCCATAGCAGGAAAACCAAAAAATCTATTTTCATCAGCTAAAACACTGAAATCCGTTATTATTTTTTTGATTGGTGCATAGTTCTCATATTGTGTCCCAGCCAATTTTTGAAGTCCAGCATTATTTACATTAGTAATATTCTCAAATTGTAAATCATATCTTCCTAAGTTCGTGCTTCCAATATATGCAGCGTCACCTCTAACAGAACCTGTGTGATAGTATTCTCTAGTTGATATGTTAATTGGAGAGGCTGTTGTTCCTGATTCGTTTGTTTCATATTCGGGGATTTGAACAAAATGAAAACAATTATTCCAATAAACACATCTCATTCCCCAAACTTTACATAAAGACTCTAAAACTTCATAAGTTGATTTTGGTGTGTATTTCCCATTTTCATCTCTATCATAAACTGAGTTCATTTTGCATTGAGTCCACGCCAAAGGATCATCAGCTTGTCCAGCACTTGGCATTGTTGAATTATACCAATTGATTGATGTTTTATACGTATAACTTCCTCCACTTGGAACTCCCTCTGTTGTAGTAGAAGCTCCTGTTTTAGCAAGAATGATTTGAATCCAATCTGTTATTTTATCATAATTGTTCCAATAAACATCTTCCTTTTCGTAAGGGAAAACAACCGCAGCTCCTGTGTCTGTATTTGTATCTCGAACAAATGGCCTATCTTTTAATAGAGATAATCCATCAATTGCGGTTAATTTTACTTCATAAGGAAAAGAAACATCTTCTTTTGCTGCCAAGTCCATTAAAATAAACCCACTCCATAAAGGCTTGGTTGTATCTCTTGAATTGAATAAATGAACATATACATCTTTTTCTTCATAAGTTCCATCTTGTAAATCCGTTATAAAATCTTGCATTCCAATGTCCTCAACAATGAAAGGAATCTCTAAAGAACTTGCTAATATGTAAGTGAATTTTTCTTGTCCGCTTGTTTCGTATTTTATTTCAGGACCACTTGATCCAAGATTAATTTCTGTTGATGAACCAGCCCAACCATCAACCCAAAATTCAAGAGTGTAGTCCTCATCCGCCATTGACTTGTAGTCAATATCATATTTTTTTCCGTATGCCATTAAACGCTTCTTTGTCTGTTAGTTCCTGTGTTTCTATTACTTAAAAATATATCATTTCCTTTTATAACTCCCTCAACTATTACATTCTGAGAACCCCCACCAATAAACTGTTTCAATTTATCTAATGGAGCAATAACTTCAGGATTTGATGCAGTTGTTCCAATTCCCTCTCCAATTAATCCCACTGTTGGACCTGTAACCAAACCACCCTGTGCAAATTCAGGGATTAATGAATTTAAAGCTGTTCTAGCAAGACCAGCAGCAGCTCCAGCAATAACTGGAATCATAAAAGGATTAATTGCAAGGGCTGGATTGCTCAACGCATTACTTACTGCAGCAGCAACACCTTTTGAAATCAATCCACCAATTGCATCCTTTAAAACTCCTTTAATAACTTTTCCATATTCCTCAAATGATTTTGCTCCACCAGCTAACTCATTCCCAACAGATTGCATTGTTTGTTTCCAAACCTCTCCTGAATATGTTCCCCACTGCATAACTTCCTGAGTTTTACCAATTAAACGATCCATTTTTTCAAATATAGTTTCAGGAACATCAAATTGTTCTGCTAAACTAAATTGAGGCTGGTCTGATGGTGTGTCTAAACTTGGCATCTGAGGTGTTAATGAAAGCGTTTCATAAGTTTTTTTCACTTTCTTTCCTGTGTCCTCAGTTTTTACCCCTAAATTATCCATGCTTTTAGCCAACTCGTCAGCTTCTTGTTTTGCATCAAATTGTTTCTGTTTCAACTGGAAAAGAAGCATGTTCAAATCTTGAATTTGTTTTTTGTCTTTCTTGCTTAAACCTATCCCTTTCGTAAGTGCACTTTCCTTAATTTCAAATCCTTTTATCTTTTTTATTAATGCCTCAATCTCTTCAATTTGTAATTGAAAAGAATCTTTCCCCATATCTCCAATAGATTTGGACATTCTTTTTATTGCATCTTCAGTTGATTCGGTAACTCCATTAAATTCCTTTTGTGCTCTTGATGCTTTGTTGGTGTTTTCCGCTAAAAGGAAATAACCAGCAGCGGCAGTTGTTAATAGTGCAATTACAGCTCCAATAGGATTTTTAACCATGGCAACAGTTAAAGCTTTAAAGGCTCCACTTGTAGCCAATACAGCAGTTCTTAAAGCGACAAATACTTTTATTAATCCACTAATTCCAACAACCATCTTCCCGAAAATAATTAGAGCTGGACCAATAGTAGCAACAATTAATCCCCATTTTACAATGTTTTCTTTTGTTGATACACTTAATGCGTTAAACTTCTCAATTAATCCTCTGAAAACTGCTATTGCTTTTTGAGCCATTGGAAGTAAGTGTTCTCCCAAAGAAATTGCAGCGTCTGTTAATTCTCCTTTTGTTATTCTCACTTGATTGGCAAAGCCATCTTGTGTTCTTTCAAAATCTCCAACAGCTTTTGAACTTTGTTTTAATGCAAGGTCAAATGTTAATTGTGCTTTTGCTACTCTATCCAACTCTTTCCAGACCAAACCCTGATCATCTGCAAACTTCTTTAAATCCGTTTCCGTAATTGCTATTCCTAAAGATTTGATTGATTCTCTTTCTCCTAATAAAGCTTTGGTTAATGCAGCAGAAGCCCCCTCTGCTCCTCCACTAAAGTTTGTAAAGGAAGCCAAATCAACTGCTAATTCATTCACTTGTTTGGATAAATCAAGAGCAGATTTTTCTGTAAATCCAAATCCAACTAATAAATCTCCAGTGTTTGATAATAGTTGTTTTGCAGCCAAATCAGAAAGTCCAAATGAATCAGCAAAAACTTGTGCTGTTTGTTCTGCCTCTGCTTGAATACTAGAGAATACAGTTTTGAATTTTGCATCTGTTTCCTCAAAATCAGAAGCAAGTTTTAAAGAAGCAGCTCCAAGTCCTAAAATTGGAAGTGTTAAACCAGTAGTTAGATTTTCTCCAGTTCTTTGAATGTTTTTCCCAAACTTTTTAAGATTCTTTTGAGCTTTTTTCATTGCTCTATCAAAACCTTTGAGGTCTGCACCAAATTTGAAGTTGAGGAAACCGATTGCTTTTGAACTCATTATTCTTTTATTTTATTATTATGTTCCACTCTTTTTTTATATAATTCTGCTTTACTTTTTAAATCTTCAAAATCAATTTTATTTTCATCTTCCTCCCATTCAAATTTGCCTAAATCCTGAGGTTTTAAACTCTTACCTTTTGAAAGCTGGATGTTTAATAATAAACACGTGCTCCATCTTGTTCTCTCCCAGTCGCTTCTTTGCCTCATATTCTCCAACTCATAAAATCCATCAACCTTGTTCCAAAACTCTCTTGGTAACATATCATAAAAATCATCAACATTCATTCCTAATTGTCCGAATGCTATCCTCTCAAGTTTTGGCCAAGTTAGCTCTTCTTTGCTCTCTTGGCCTTTGGCTTTTTTTCTTCATCTCCCATCATTGCTCTTCCTAATATTTCAAAAGCTTTTTCCATACAGTCCATATGTCCGTCAAACATATCTGTAACATCATCAATTGAATAATGGAAAGGTTGTTTTGCAGCTCTGTAACCATCTTCCAAACCACAATAAATTAAACTAAACGCATCATTGAAAGTCATTTTTCCCTCTGATAATTTATTTAAGTCATTCATTGTTGCTCCAGTCATTACGCTGTATTTTCTTAATGCATTAAAACCAAATCTGATTGGCATCTTATGTTCTCCAATCTCTAATATTTCATATTTCATTTTCTAAGTGTTTTGTCTTTTCTGATAATAAAGAAACCTACCCCCCTACTCAGAAAAGAAAACAGGGAGGCAGGATCTTAAAATTGTTGTTAAGCAATAGTTTGTGTTAAAGCTCCACTACCTTGGAAAGATACTGAAAAAGTTGCTGTATCTTCTAAAGGTGCTGTTAAACTTGCAGAAGTTAGCCAAGCAGTTCCAGTATATTTTGTATCTCCTGTTCCTGATGTAGTAACTCCAAAAGTTAAATCGAAAGAAGCTCTAGTATGCATGTATCCAGTGAATATTTCACTTAAAGTTTCATTTGAAATTGGATTTCCATCTGCATCAAGCCATGCATATAAAGCATCGCAAGAAACATCCCAGTTTCTTAATCCTTCCATATTTTCTTCCCAGCCAGAAGATTCTTTGTTTGTTGTAGAACGCGGGCTGTGGTTCATGTTGATAGTTGCATTCGTGCTGTAAGCTACGAGAGTCCCTCCAACAAAAACCCCTAAATCCGTTCCGTTTAATTGTCCGTTTGCCATTTTTTTCTATTTTATAAATTTATAATTATTTTATTTTTGCTCCTTTTGAGCTTTTTTTGATTTCTTTTCTTTTATTTTTTCAGGCTCTCCATATCCATTTTCTTCAAGCCATTGATATTTTTCTTGTGTTACGTCAATAACCGCTCCAGCTTCTAACGTCTTTATTTCATTCACAACATATCTTCTTTTTAATTCAAATTTCATTTTTTATTCATTTTTATCAATCCAACCATTATCTGGATTGTTGATTTGTTCAATTATTTCATCATGAGAATAAACCTTTTCCCCATCCAAAAAGGGAGGTATTTTCCCTACAAATTTTAGAATTGTTTTACTCCCATCTAAACTATATCTTAAAGTTGATTTTGATGTTTCAATAACTTGTTTGAAATCTACCGCCTCAACCATTTCTTTATTTATTATAACATACTTTTTTTCCATATCTTTATTCTGGAACATCAGCTTCAAAGTCTGTTGATGTCATGTTAGTCATTGTTCCATTATTGTTTCCTGTTTCATCCACAATTGTTGGATAAGTTGCAATTGAATTTCCAACTATACCACCATCTCCCATTTTCCAGTAACCTATCATATTTGCAACTGGTTGAGGATTAAACGGAAGTCCATCATTGTAAAGGTTTGAAACCTCTGTTGCGTCAAGTGTTTTGTTGAATAAAACTACTTCATCAATATTTCCTTTCCAAAACCCTCCGCCTGAAGTATTATTTCCAATTGCTGCATCTTCAAAACTTTCTGTAATAGAGCCCGTTGTTAAACTTGTGGTGTCTTTTAATGTTCCATCTAAATAAAGTTTTATCTCTCTTGCTGAGATTGAATCCCAAGTTACCGCTACATGATGCCATAAACCATCCCCTTCCACTGCTTCTGTTGTAATTGCTGTTGCAGCAGTTCCCCCCGCTTTATAAGTTCCAAACAATTCGTTATTTGAAGCTTGATAATAAATCAAAATCTTATTATTTGCATCAACTTTTGTTTGGAATATATTTGCTGAAGATGCGATTGTTTCTAATTTAAACCATGAAGAAATAGATCCTGTTTGTTTCATTGCACTTAATCCAGAAACTCCCAAAGAAACATAATCATCAACCCCATCAAAATGAGTTGAATAAATATTGTTGAATGAATTTATAATTCTAATATTAAAGTTTAAGGATTTTCTATAAATCCCATCACTACCACTCATATCATCAAATACATCATCATAACCATCAAAATCAATTGCTTGAATATTTACAGCGTTATAAACCCCATTCACTCTGTCCAATGCTGTTCTTATATAGTTAGCAAGTTTAGAAGCTTCTGAATATGTTTTACAATAAGCTGAAACCATTATGTTTGCAGTATCTAATAAAGCAACAGAATCTTTTTGCCCCTCAGGTGTGTCTGAACTTACATCATAAACAATGAAAGGAAATGCTGAGGTTTGCTTCATTACATTTGGAGCAATCCTTGTTCCCACCATTGAACTCACTGCAATGTTATCACTTAATATTTTATATATTGCTTTTCCTATATCCATTTTAATATCCTAAACTTCCGTATTTTTGTAATCTTTTTTCATGGCTTTTTACTGCCTTAACAAATATTTTTTCTGCTTCTTTAAATCCATCTTTCAAAACAACGCTGTTTTTAGATTTCCAAGCTCTTTCCATGTAGGGATTATCTTCTGTTTTTTTCCCCTTGTGTCCTGTTTTATGCCCGTATTCAACCCACGCTCCAAAATATCCCCCTTTGTTTTTTCTAAACTTTCCTTTAACTCTTGGTCCAATATACCCACCATGAATCCATGGCTTTTTGGAAGCTTTTGTTCTGTAAAATATGATAGAATCTCTTAAAGTTCCTTTTGTAATTTTTAAAGATGAATCAGCAGGATAAACAACATCTTTTTTTGCAACAGGTGCATTTCCAGCAGCTTCTTTTTGTAAAGGAATAGTTACTTTTTTCCAAAACCTCCCCCAAATTTTATCTTCATCAACTTGTTTTGGCAATTGAGAAAACAATTTTGCTATCTCTTTAATTCCTTTAACTTCTACTGAAACCCCACTCATGATTGATTGTCTTTTATTCTTGTTTCTAATTCCAAAAATTGTTCTCTTCCATCTATTTGTTTTATCCCATGAATGATGTATGTTTCGTTATCATATTCAACTCTGTAAGTTGTTCTTAAATCAACTCCTAGATTTCTTATGTAAAAAATTACATCTGTTTTATTAACTTGCTCTTGGGACTCTTCTTTTCTGTTGCTACTTTTCCAATCTACTTTTGCCCATAATGTATAAACAGTTGCATAAGTTTTTGTTTCCTCTCCATATTTATTAGTTACATATGTTGGGGATGTTATAGTTATCCTTCTATCAAGTTGTCCTATACTTAACATACTTGAATTTTATATTGGTTCAATAAATATTGACTTGATAATGGAAGTTCAGTTGCTGTTCTTCCTGTTATAACTGTTTGTCTGTTTTCATACCAATTTCCAATGGTCAATAAAACAGCTTGTTTAATACCATCAGGAACATCAGTTGAAGCTGTTCCATATCCAACTGTATATTTTACCTCTACAGCGTTTATTCTATCTGCTAAAGTTGGAAGTGTTGCATCAACAGCCAATCCAATTCTTGCAGGTTTTGAAGCATCATCCAATATGTAATTTGAAGAAGCTAATGTTTGCAAAGAATCGTTTGTATCATAATATTTTATGTGTGTAATTGCTGAAACTGGACTTTTATAAAGTCTATAAACCTCTAGCCAATTATCACTGTATTGTGTAACTAATGTATCAATGAAGTATTGATTTGTATATTCCTCACAAGATTGAGTTGCCGCTTTAATCAAATTATCTATTAAAGTATCATCTGCTGTTGTATCAACTTTTAAGAAATCCTTTGCTTCAGCTGTGGTAAACAATGGATTTGTTGCTAAGGTATTTACTTTTAAACTTCTATACATTTTTTTATTTTTTTTAAAAAAAAGGACTGGCTATCTAAAACCAGCCCTTTCTTAATTATTCAATTAACTTACGCTGTTAAAGTAGTAAATTTAACAAAAGACGCACCAGAAGCAACACCCCAGTCAAAATAGTTATTCATTATTAACCTAACGCTACCAGTTCCAGCAGCAGAATAAGGATCTACTATAATGTTACTAGGTCCGAATTGTGCAAAGTAAACTCTACCAAAATCACCAAACATACCATCTCCAGACGCACCAGCAGAAGAACCAGGAGCAGAAGAGAAATATCCAGGATAACCAGCTAATCTATCATCTACATATAAAGGATAAGTTGAAGAAACTTGAGCTTCTTTCTTTATTGCAGAGTATAATTCCCAAGAATTAACGAAAGATAAGTTTCCATCTAATCCATGATCATCAGCAACAGTTTGGATAGCTTCTAACATATCAGAAGCAATAGAACCAGAACCAAAAGTAGCTTCAGTAAATGTTAAAGTTCCAGAAGTTCCAACTATACAACCAGGAGCATTTGTAACATCAGAAGAAGCAAACATTGCAGCATCAATTTGAGTTGCCATATTTCTTCCCATATCTCTCATTACAGAAGCTTCAGCAGAAGGTCCGTTTTGAGCTAATATTACATTTGATAAATCTGCATATCCAGTTAATCTGTTTGGAGATAAAGTAACTTTTCCAAAGTCAGCACCACCATCAGCAGAAGCACCATTTTCAGTGTTCCATGCAACAGTTGAACCTCCAGCTATTGGTAATACAGTATCGGCTGCGACTGTTCCTAAATTGTTTAATCCCACTCTGTTGAAAAGTCCAGCAGCTTGTAAGCTATCAACATAAGCACCAACAGCAGTTGGAGCAATTGCAGAAGTTCCTTGGTCAATTATCCCTCTTTCTTCTTTCATCATTGTTGGGATTCCAATACCTTGTAAACCTTTTCTAGCTTCAGTTTCAGCTTCTTGGTGCATTTCTGCTTCAAGACCTGTTAATTGTCCACCATTTCTAACTTCATTGATAGCTTTAAATAAAGACCATCCTCTTGTAGCTTTGTCAGTGTTTACTTTTTGAACTGGAGTTCCAGCAAACTTTACATTATTTCTAATTTCAGTTTCAACTTTCTCAGCTCTTTCAATTTTAACAGATATATCATCTGCTTTTTTTAGAAGTGAATCCATGTTATCATTCTCATCAGTAGTTAAATCTCTTTCTTCTGCAGTTGCAGTTTCTTTTATAACTTCTAATTCTGAAATAATATCATTTCTCAATTCTTTCAATTCAATACTTGATTTCATTTTTAAAAATTTTTATTATTATTATTTTGTTCGTTTTATCAATTCAATTTTTAGTTTCGCC